CCTATTGCCATCAGTAGAAAAACAACAAGACGGTAGTTTTATTGAGTGTTGGATTCAATATCCTGATAATCCGGCTCTTTCAAGAAAGTTGTACGATTCACAAATTATCTATATTTCATATGCAAAGGAAATACCACAACTAGGGTAAGCTACGTTGAAAGATTAATTAGATCTTTTAACCTGTTAAGAATTATGGAGCACACCAGAGTAATCTGGAACGTAATGAATTCATCATACAGATTAACCATGACAGTACCGGTTGGTACCAAATCTCCTCAGAAAGCAAAACAAAGTCTTGCTGAATTGATGAGTATCTATAAAGAAGATATAAGATTAGATTCTGACAGTGGAGAATTATTTGTAAACGGAAGACCTAATATACAGTTCTTCAAGAACTACCTAATGCCTTCCACTCCTAACGGAACCCCCGATATAACACCTTTAACAGGTAGTGGCGATGCTACCCCGTTTAGTGATTTAAAAGCATTAGCATACTTTGCAGATAAACTAAAATTAGATTCTAAAATTCCTTATTCTAGATTCGACAGAGAAGATAGAGGAACACAGGGAACATTTAGCGGAAACGCAGAAGGACTAGATCAGGAAGAAATCAGATTTTTTAAATTTATTACTAGATTAAGATCTATCTTCCAAGACATATTACTTAAGCCACTTTGGGTTCAATTCTGTTTAGATTATCCAGAACACAGAAAAGACTTTATGATTAAAAGTCAATTTGGATTAGATTATGTAAAAGACAATTCATTTGCAGAAACAAGATATATGGAAATCTTAAACGCAAGAAAGGATCAGGTAACAAAGATTGCTGGTCTTTTAGATGCAGAGGGTAAACCCTATTTTTCCATTAAATATGTACTGGACAAATACCTTGGAATGACAGATGATGATAGATTAGCTAATCAGAATGCAAAAGATGCTGCTTTAAAAAAGAAGAAAGAGGACGAGGAAAAAGCATCTAAAGAAGCAGGAACAGAAACACCTCCAGCGGAAGGCGGGGAAACCCCACCAGCAGAGGATGAAGAAACAGAATTTAAATTATAATAATAAATGGCAGGATTCATAGATAATTTTTCCCAGAGAAACCCCAACATGGGACGTATACTAAGGACTGTGAGTAAAATCGGATCTTTCGGGATGGAGTATAAGGATCTTGTTGTGAAAAATTCTCAAGCTATAGGGGTTTCAGAAGCTGCTATGAGACAAAAATTATCTCTGACAGATTCAGATGAGGATTTTATTTTCAATCTGGCTGCCCAAGACACATCAAATAGAAAATACATTGCTTATTTTGATAAAGATTACCCATTCAAAAGAGATTTTTTAAGAAGCTTTGCGTTAAATGCTGAGATTGAATGGATTTTAGATATTCTAGCAGATGAAGCTATTGTTTATGATGATAGAAATTTTTGTTGTAATCTTTCCCTAGTTAATCTTGATTTAAAGGATGAAGTAGCGGATTCTCTAAGAGAAAATTTTAGAAAGATATATGTTTCTCATGGATTCAATAATGGTATTTCTGCATGGCAATATTTTAGACAATTTCTAATAGATGGATTTTTATCATTTGAAATTGTTTATTCTGATACTGGAAAACAGATAGTAGGATTTAAAGAATTAGACCCGACATCTCTAACCCCTTCTATAGAAAGAGGGCCCGGCGGGGAAGCAGTCCAAATTTGGTATCAATATTTCAATGATAGTGTTAGGGAAAGAAAACTTTATGATGCACAGGTAATATACATTTCTTTTGCGAAAGGAAACACAACATCAAGAACAAGTTATGTTGAGAGATTAATCAGATCTCACAATCTTTTAAAAATTATGGAGCATACCAGAATTATCTGGAATGTTATGAACGCATCATTTCGTCTTAAAATGACAATTCCTGTGGGATCAAGATCGCCGCAGAAAGCCAAAGAAACCCTTGGTGAATTAATGACCATGTATAAGGAAGATATAAAACTTAATACAGACTCAGGAGAATTAAGTGTTAACGGAAGACCAAATTTACAATTTTATAAAAACTATCTTTTTCCTGTACAAGGTGGGGAATCACCTAAGATAGAGACAATTAATAGTGGAGGACCTAATTTAAACGTGATAGATGCTGTTGTTTATTTCTTTAATAAGTTAAAGGCAGATTCTAAAATTCCATTTAATAGATTCGCTGCTAGATCGGGTGGAACTGTTGGTACTTATAAAATAGGCGCAGAATCTGCAGAGAGAGACGAAATTAGATACAACAAGTTCATTAATAGAATTAGATCAATCTACCAGGAGATATTACTAAAGCCCCTTTGGATTCAAATGACTTTGGATCATCCAGAATTGGACAACGATCCTGTTTTTAGATCACAATTGGGTGTTAAATTTAACTCAGATAACCAATTTGGTGAATCTAAAGAAATCGAACAACTTATCAAAAAGATTGATTTTATTTCGGGATTATCTGAAATTAAAGAAAAGAAGGGAGATGAAGAAATTCCATATTTCAGTCAAGACTTCCTAATAAATAAATTCTTAGATCTAACGAACGAGGATAAGAGGGTCAATAGCATTTACAAAAAGAAAGAGGAAGAAGAAGGTAAAGAAGCAGCAGCTGCAGCAGAACCTGCAGCGGGTAGTACTACACCTTCTGCTACCCCAGAGGCTACCCCAGCAGCAGAGCCAGCAACTGAAACCCCGGCAGCTGAACCAGCAGCAGAGCCAGCAGCAGCTGAACCGGCACCAGAAGCCGCACCATAATACCTGAAACATTTTTTATAAACGGGGTTTTGACATACATTTGAGTTGTAAAATTTAAATGAATGAAAAAAGAACTAGAATTACTCCTCGAAATAGAAAGATCCACAGGGGAAGGATCACAGAAGAAAAAGCAACAGCTAATATCGGAAAATCTATCAGTTGAGCTAGAATATATTCTAGCTATCTGCTTCGATCCCTTTATCACAACTAAACTCCATAAAATAGATTTTGAGGATAAGGATTGTAATGAAAATTTAAACCTTTACTCTGAATTTGTTAGTCTATGTGAGGAACTAAAGAAAGCACCTGCAATAAACGACAATTTAAGGGCCAAAGCCGCACGTTTGATTGAATCCACTGGTTATCATGCAGAATTAAAAAAAGTGTTTGCTAAGGTGCTTACAAAGCGAATGAACATAGGCATAGGTGCTAAGCTCATCAATAAAGCAGTAGGTAAAGAATTAATTCCAGATCCCAGCTTAATGTTAGCTGAAGATGATCATAAAGCTATTGATAAATGGGATTCCATTGTATGTGAGGAAAAATATGATGGGGTCCGCGTTATTTGCGCCATCGAAGAACGCAAAGCAAAATTCTACACAAGAGCCTTTAATGAACTTGACACTAAATATTTAACCAAGATTGCAGAACAACTTTTGCATCTAAGTAGGGATCTTGGAGACATATTCTTCGATGGTGAATTAACAGATAAAGACAGAAAAAGTGTAAGCGGAAAAGTCAATCAGATTCTAAAAGGATCTCCTAAAGAATCTATCGGTAACGATTTACTTTTTAATACGTTTGATATTGACGGAATGGCTTCTATTAGGACAGGCAAGGGCGAAGCCCCATATACGATTAGAAGACAGACACTCGAAAGGGTTTTTGAATGTGGTGGGGAAACCCCTAATGTTGTTCTGGCAAGAAAATGGGAGGCTAAGACAAAGGAAGAACTAATGCCAATCTACGAACAAATAGTTGCTGGCGGTGGGGAAGGAGTTATTATGAAAGATCCCTCACACGTATACGAATGCAAAAGATCTAAGTCATGGATTAAATTTAAAGAAGTTGAGGACTGCGATCTTGTAGTTACTGGATGGTATCCAGGAGAGGGCAAAAGAGAGGGTTTTATTGGAGGATTTACTTGTATGGATTCTTCAGGTGAATATCAGGTTAAAGTTGGATCTGGATTTACTGAAAAAGATTTAATAGAACTTTCTAAGGACCCTAATGATATAATAGGTAGAATTGTAACAATTCAGTATAATGTTCCTATAGAAGATAAGACCGGGAATAAATCTCTTTTCCTTCCTAGATTTATCGAGGTGAGAGCGGATAAAACGGAACCAGAAAATTTAGTAATAAGATTTAACAAGAAAAAATGATCAATAACTTATTAACAGAGAAGCTAAGGCCTAAAGAATTAAAGCATATGATCCTTCCAAAAAGGATCA